GAACTCCATGTAGGCATAAGTTACTTCTTCTTTTGAGTGTTCTTGTAAATCTTGGCAGTGTCATTAACGTCACCGCAACCGCACTTAGCACACATAACAAGCCTTTCAATATGAAAGCAGGGGGACAGGCATTGAAGCCGCATCCCCCTGCCTTGTCATCAGATGCTGGTTTCGCAGGTAATTACATACCGTGCTTCAGGGCGGTAAATATTCCAACCGCCAAGGAACTTCCAGCCGACCGAACGGAAACGATTCAGTTCGTCAGTGATCGGGCCAATAACCGTCTTAGGTTCGTAAGTGACTGCTTCAAGCAGTGCTTGCTTACCTAGGATGATTACCTTGTGATCCTTCGTTGATGCCGTACCAGTGTCACCAACAGAAGTCACGTTACTCGCGGTCTTCGCATAAGTGAACGTGGTTGCAGATGGAACAGCCACGATGGTGAATTCACCATCGAAGGTCGCGTCGATGTCGGCAACAGTTACTTGCTCGCCAACCTCGAAACCGTGAGCCACAGCAGTGGTCAAGGTAGCGACGTTGGTTGTCAGTGCTTTGTTGTTGACCCCACGGGTGGCACTAGTGGCTTGCTCAACGCGAGGAGATTCAATCCACTTCACGCCCTCAAAGACACCAACTTCACCGTTCCACACATTGCCCACACCGGCTTCGGTGTAAGTATGTGGATCACGCCAGTTGGCGTTACCACTTGCGGATGCTTCACTTCGCAGATCGAAGGAAACATCTGGGTGCATCATACCAAGGTAGAACGCACCGTCACGAGCCTGAACTTTTGCTCCACGCAACTTCGCTACTGCCCGACGAACATCGGAAGCAACAAGAGTTGGTGTGTCAGAAGCAGTCTTGTCAACACCGTTGACAACAGCCTCGTTAGCAGCATCGACCCCGTTGGTGCGACCAAGAGCAGGATTAATCAACTTCAAGTAAACTTGGTAGTCAAGAGAATCCAGTTGGTTGTACGCCAACATGTCAGAAATTGCTGGGTCGATCATGGAGAGTGACTCAAGGGCTGCACGTTCCGTGCGCTTAAGAGCATTACCCCACTCGTCAACAGTGACGGACACCTTGTTGGTGTTCTTCATTGCGACAGTATCAACATCAGAGGTCTCGTTCAATGTCGCAGTGACACGATCAAGATCATTGTGTAGTTGGAAGACAACAGTGTTACCGGGATTGGTAACATCTACTGGCTTTTTATCCGCGAACTTGCGGAACATAGGCTCCGACCGCAGTTCCATCTCAACGAGTTTGTCGTAACTCGTTTCGATAAGGTTACTGATGGTCGTAGTAGTAGTTTGGGCCATTTTCCTTACCTTCTTCTAGGAGAGTGAATTAATTACTGGCTGCCCTTAAGCAGTGACAACAACTCGTCCTTGCTACTCACACCATCGATGCGAGACTGCAAGTCCAAGCCGACGTTTTGGTCGATGTCGCCCTCTGCGACAGCAGCCATCATTTCGGCCATAGCCAGATGTTCACGATCAATATCGTCATGCTGGCCTTGGCCTTCTTCGGCTGGCACAATCCCGAACACGTCAGCGTTTTCGGAAACCCATGCTTCGAGTTCTTCAACGCTTTCAATGCTGTCGGGAACAAAACGGGCAACCCTTGCATCTACATTCATCTCCTGCAAAGCCTCCACAATGGAGTCCTCCCAAGTGCTGTTGTAGAAACCTGTCAGTTCCTCTTCTTGTTCCTTAATGGTTTTGTCTCGCTTGTCGATCTCTTTGCGCAGACGCTTAACCAGATCGGAATCTGATAAAGTGTCATAGTCGACATCGAATTCATCATCACTTTGTGCCATTGCCATACTCCCTATATTTGTTAGTTGTGCGCCACCCGCAAACAACAACAAGGGGTGTTGTGTTTGGATGCAACGACTACCGGTCTTATACACACATCAGTGCCGGTTAAACCTGATGAGGAGTTGATGGTCTTGGAATCGAACCAAGTATGCTTTTCAGCGGCAGAATATCAGTCTGCTATCCCCCATGGGATCTACCATCAGTGTGCTGACTGCCCCGTAAGCGGTGGCATGCTAAATAACCGTATGAGTCAGCGTCATAGTGCAGAGAGAACCGGCTCCCTCTGCAACATAGTGCAGTCGGGTTCGACTCCCTCTGCAACGGAATCACGTCGAGTTACAACTCGCCGGAGGGACGATCCGTGTCTCTCGTGGACATGCCCAGAATCGAACTGGGGTTAAGAAGTCTCACGGTTGTCACCAGTACAATCTGGTGTCCGATCCACGTTCTACTGCACCTGTCATGCCCGTGACCCTAGGCTCAACGCCTAGGGCTGTAACGGATTAAACGTCCTGCACTTTGGACAGTGACGTTTTATCTAACGCACCTTGAGAACCGAACGCAGCCTTTTCGCGGCCAACAAATTTCTTTCTCTTGCGCCCAGACTCAATACCACCACTAAGAGACAGGGACTCTTTAACGAGATCCTTGAAATCTAGTGGCCCGTTGTACAACTTGCCCAGACGGTTAACGTCAGGTGCTTGTTCGGCAGCCGTCTTAAAGGCTGCCTCAGCCTGACCGGTTTTACCCAACTGGACAATGTCCTCCGACAAAGACTTGTCATCGGAGAGACCAACACGAGAAGCCATACCACCAACGGTGGATGTCTCGTACATCTTCTGTAACTCTGTACGGTCATTGAGACCGAACTCGTTTCGTTTCAACTCTCTCGCTTCAAGAATCGGCGTTGCCCGTGCCGGGTCAAGAAGGTAAGCGACAAGGTCACCCTTCGACAAGTTGTAATAGTTCTGTAACGAATTCATTGTGTATTCGTCAGCAAAATTCAGTGCCAAATACGCTGTGTCCACCCGTGACTTAAACTCCGAAACGGAGACGCTGTTGCCGATAAGAGTTGTGAAGTCATCAGGGGAATCGTAGTAACCCGTAGGCATCCCTGAGTCCGACAAGATCGTGGCATAGGCGGCCTCTGCGTCGATGTATTCCTTCGGTGTAAGCATACGGTCACCGGCACGTCCTTGGCCGTCAGAGAGCCTCTTCTGGATCGTTACGTTGGCTTTAAACCGGGTCTTGTAAGCGTCACTGTTATACACAGACGACAAGATTTGCGCAGCCGTCGGCGTGATGTTGTCGTTATACACGCCATCAATAACCGCCATCAAGGATGCAGCAAAATCCTTACCCAACCCAGCCATCTCAAAGATGGCTTGGACAGATTCACCAGCACCACGATCCTGATACTCGTCAATGACACGTTGAGATCCATCACTCATACGTTCGTATGTACGAACCCATCCACCTTTTTCACGCTTCGTGTACACACCAACAGGAGTTGGTGCGGCTACCGTGTCATCTTTAGGGCCGGGGCGGGTATCGGTCTCTGGCTCAACAGTTGAAACCTTAAATGGGTCATATCCTACCAGTGCAGCGAATGTTGGATTTTGCTTTTGAACTGAGGCAACTGCCGCCCTGCCTTTTGCAGAGGACAGCGCCTGATTATGTGATGCTGCTGCCGCAGCAATATCTCCTGCTTTTTCCTGTGCCCTCATCGCCCCAAGAGCAGCGTTCATGTCCTTACGCCATTGTTGTATAGCCACTCACATCACCCCAAGAATCCGAAGTCTTTAAGAATCTGGCTAGCAATATCCGTCTTCTCTTTACGTGCCGTCTCCGTGAAATCCCAACGGGAATCCCTACGCGCAGCCTTCTTCACGTCATACAAGTTCATGGGCTGGTAACCATTATCGCCATTAGAAAAGTTCAACACGTTCTGAAGAAGATCATCATCCAAACTAATAGAACCCGAATCCAACTCCAACGTGTTAGCGATGGACTGAAGGTAAGGATCCGCTGCCTGACGCAGCGTCATGCCACGTTGCAGTTGCTTAGTCAGACCGGGGAAACGAGACATGGCACTATCCTGCAACTCATCATCCACATCCTGTGACTGCAACGAACCATCCATAAGTCCCTTCAAGGACTTCTGAAACCACGACGTGAACACACCATTACTCATGCTCGTATCGAAACCGTAATCCTGAGCGGCCTGATACAACGAGTTCGATATTTCCTCAGCCTTACCGGTAGCATCAAACATTTCGATGCCACCAACTGTTTTTGTTTTAGTGAAATCAATAGCAGAGTTGATAGTGTCCTGCAAAAACTTGTCATCGTAAATCTCGAAAGAACCATTCTGCCACCCGGAACCGTAAATCATTTGCTCCGCGTACTTCAAAGCAGTGGGCGCATCAATGTCTGCGCCAGCAGCCTGAAACTGTTCCGTGATCCTGTCGGCACGATTGTTAATCAGAGAATCCCAGATGCCCGGATCTTTCGATACGCGATCCTTCTGGATCGCCATCCAGTCAGAAGTGTGCCGCTTAAACCAATCGGTTTCTTTCAACTTACCAACAATGTCGGCATCCATCCACATGATGCCTTGCTTCTGATCGGCCTGAATCTTTTTCAGAAACGTCATCAACTCAGGGTTAGCCTTCAAGACAGCAGCGGAAACACCAAACTCAGACGCAAACTTCTTCTTGTTAAACTTGTCCACCGGCAAACCCGTAGACGGATCAACCTTCACCTTGTCATCTTTAGGAGCCATCAGTTCCCCTAATCAGATCGTCAATAGCATTAGGCTCAGCAATAGCCTTGTCAAGAATATTCATGAACGTCAAACCAGCAAACCTCTCTGAGAATCCTTCTTGTGACTGCGCGTACTCACGCGCGAAACGTGTCGGATCGAAAGTACCTTTAGAAATACTGTTACTAGTGCTACTACCGGAACCGGACGAATAACCGGAAGTGGTTGTTACCGTCGGGTTATTACTCTGTTGCTCATTGAGGGCAGTTTGAAAGTCTTTAGCCTCAGCGTTACTTGCAGTACGCCCAAGTTGTGCTTGAAAGTTAGGGTCGGCAATCGCACCGGCTTGACTGGCACTGGATAAACTTGCCGAAGAGTTAACCGAATTGAACGCGCCACCTGAACCACCACCTGAACCTCGTGCCGCAGCG